TTCCAATCATACGGATATTGTAAGGTGCTACGCTGTCATACTTAACAGGTATTCTTTCTAAGTCTACATCAATGAGATCAGCAACATTTAAATCATTCGCTACACCTGCTGAGGTATATAGTATGTTATTTACATCAGCGGCTTTTAATGCAGCTACATCGGGAGCAGTGATTGTTCCTGCGTAGTCAGCAGGGATATAAGGAACTTCGGGAGCAGTTGATAGGGTTAAGGGGTCGCCTCCAAACATATCAAACATTTCGGTACCATCCACACTGAACCAAAGCGCACTAAACAGACTTTCCAAATAGGCTTTGATACTATTTGCATTTAGCTGATAATTTATTCCAACACCGATTCCAAGATCCATAGGTTTAGTTTTTTACCAGAAAACAACTATTTCAGTAGCCGTTGTTCCAGTTAAATTTACTCTTGTTACCATTACCGGCAGCCATCCTGCAAAGTCTGTAAGAGTTATAGATTCTTCATTGCCAAGCATTACAAAAGAGATATCCCCCTGTCCATGAACATAAAGTTTTCCTGGAAATTCAAAATTAACAGTGTTACTTGGAGTAACAGCCTTTCCACTTAAAGGAGTTGAATTTATTGCTTGTCCAGTCTTATCTACTATGATTACTTTTTGAGCATCCATGATTTTAATTTTTAAAGTTTAACTTATAAAATGGTACAAAGAGGTATATTAACCCCCTTGTACCAATTATTAAAATCACAATTACTTCGCAATAACAGTATCTAATGCACCGTCTGTGTTAGCGAGATTTGCAGAACTTGACTCATCAAGATAAATAACAAGCTTGTGTTCTCCTGTCATTTTTGTTCCGGAATCAGCATGCTCATCTCCACCTGTGATAGTGAAAACATACTTTGAGTAAGTCTTTGAAACATTTGCATCCATGTTGTCCTCAAACAAGAAATCAGTATCTCCCTGAACAACATCTCTGTGTCCACGGTCAAAAATAGCCTTCTGAGCTACCATGACTGATCCAATACCTCTGGGATACTGTGCAGCAACGGAGATTGACGGAGTAGCAGTTGAAAATCCAGAACGGTTAAAAACCAAACTTGATCCACCACGTCCAATCTTCGATGTGAAATATCCTGCATCGTCAACGATGACAATACCTGTATTCTGAACCGTAGTTGCATTGGTTTGAGTTACAACAATATTTGTAGATACCCCTGCTACAGTTCCTGCTGCTGTTAAATCTACTGCTGTTCCTAACCATGAGTCAGGATCTGAAAGATCATACAACCAAAGATTACCTGCAGCATCATCACCCGCCATTGTTCCGGAAGTGATATCACATTTAGCTACTTTTGCTGTTTCAGATGAACTTCCCTGAGTTACAGTTTCTCCAATAATAAAATTAGCAGCCGCATCACCAGTTGATGTTCCAGCTGTAAAGGCTACATACGTTAATGTATAAGCTGTTACATTCACTCCATCATAAGCATTGACCTTGCCAGCCAGAGCAGAGTAAACCGTTGCTCTATCAGTTGCGGCCGTACCCGAAAGCGCTGCTGCAGTTGTGTGAGCAAAAGTTTTATTGCCTTGTGGCTCTGTCTCATAATCCTGAGCTTCATTAACAACAATAGCATATCTAGTGCTTGCCGTAATAGTTTCTTTTGTGGTTGAAGCTCCAATAACTACATGCTGACGAACCTCAGCCTGAGAAGCAAATATTTCCATAGTTGCCACTTTCCCATAATCAACAGGTCCTAAGATAACTTCTTTACCAGTTGAGTCTTTAACGATTGACCAATGCTTCGCAGTGGTATCGTCGATTACATTAGCACCTGCTGCCTCTAAGGTATTCAGGATTGCTACTTTTGTGTTCTTTTCCATTTTGTTTTTGTTTTTCTGCCTTGTAAGGCGTTAGTACAACTTATTAAAAGGACTGTATTTCAGCCCTTAGTAAATTAATTTTTTCTGTGTATCCTGTTGATAACAAACAGTTGATCGCCGCTTTGATTGAAAGCTCCTCATGCAGCGAAGAATTTAATTCCGGATTAGAAAATCCAGTTACATAGGATCCGAAAGAATAAGTAACCGGATTACCGGTATTAAACTCATCTCCTATCTTTAAACTCTGCCCCGCAATGCTTGAAGGAGTTAAGGTGCATATCGCATCTGTATTAATGGCGGCACTCGCATCAGAGAGTTCATTACCATAAAAGACTTTTGATGGACTTTTAAGATAATCAATCTTCACATTAGTCGGAGCGTTTTTTACAAATGGATGGTATACCTTAATCCCATCAGGCACTTCTTCATACATACATCTTGCAAATGCGTTATCAACGATTTTTCTGAATGGATTCTTTTTATCGGTTGTTTTTCTATTTCTTTCAGAAGGAACAACTTCATATCCTTTCAACCCAATAAAGAGTTCAAGATAAAGCATGTACCGATAATCATCTGGAAGATCTGAAACCAATACATATCCATCTTCGTTTGTCAGAGTAATTGAAGGAATTGTATCTTTATCTAAAAAGATAACGAACTCCCTCAACTGGTCTCTTACAGATTGAGTTTTTTCAAAAGATTGGCTATTATGGTTAATCTTCGTTTTATCATATTTCTCGACCTGAATTAGATTAATTGCAGAGTTGATACCCTTATCAATATCCTCCGATTCAAATCGGGTCGATCCAACAAAGTCTAGCCAAAACCTAACTTTTTCATGTAACTCAACGATATTCATTATTCAAAGTCTTTATCTTTTTGTTTGTCTTTTTCTGCTCCTGCAGAAGCGACGGCTTTCGCTGGCGCTTTCTTTGGAGTTGTTATAGAAACAACCTTTGCTGTTTCGTCTTTTCTCTCAATTTCAGTAAGAATACTTGTTGTAACATTTCCGTCTTTCTGTATTGCCGCAACAGCTTCTTCCTTTGTAAGTCCTAGCGGAAGGTTTCCGTACATGTATCCGCTATTTGGGTTCTCAGTGATAATAGCTAAAGCTTCAGCCGAACTAAATATCTCTTCAAACTTTCTTAACCTGCTCTTGTATTTCTCAATAAATATACCGGGACTGCCTTCTGCACGTGTTTGAAGCTCGTCTTTTACAATCTGATAATTAGATTGCTCATGCAGTTCTGCGCCAAGATACCTTGCGAACATCACCATTTGAAGTGGCTCTTCTAAAAGCTTGTCAACAAGAGAAAATGCTTCTTTCATTTTTTCAATTCTTTCAGAATTTTCAAGAGCGCTATCTACCGGATCATAAATCTGGTAATATGGATTGTCGTTTTGAAATGGAGAATTCTTAATATCGGGGTGAAACCTGATAACGGCCCATATCTTTGCGTCGTTTACATTATTCAAATTTAATGTCAGATTATCATTTAACTGAATTTTCTGCCATTTTATATTCCCGTGCTGATCGATCCCTGCAACAATTCCATAAAGAACACCGGTATTCGGATCCTTCTGAAATGTATTAAGTCTCATCGGCATTTTAAACATATCCTCCTTTACAGGTTGTATTTCAATGAACGGGCTAAGGTTTCTGTCCTTTCTTTCTGTCTGGATTTTCTTGACTACCTTTTCCAAATCAATCACTGTATAGATTACATTCGTGCCCACTTGTTTACTCATGGACGCTTTTATCTCTTGCCTTTCGGCCATACTTACAAGAACTTTTCTTTTCATCACTCTACTATTTATTTATAAATATAATAAAAATATTGTAGGGAGTATTACACCCCCTACAATTTTACTTTGCTTATGCTGTAGCAGTTGGCTTCAAAATACCACAAGACTTGGTATTGTAAGCAGCCAAAAGAGTTTCCTTCAACATATGGAAGTCGATTGCATCAACCGGACTGTCAGGTGATCCATAGCCGGTCATACCGTTCTGCCATAGATATACCAGATTCCTGTTTACGCCTTCACGTCCACGTGTGCGAATCTCAATGTTTCTTTGTCCCATATCATCAGCTTCAAAGTCAAGCAGATAATAGCTAGAACTCATTGCCAGATTCCCATTTGTAAGCCTTCTTGGGAATAGCTCCTCGTCATCCATCCTTGGATTCTCAACAAAAATCAACTGTTCGCCAGCGACATTCAGTCTTTTAAAGTTGAATCCAACGTTTGGCTCGGCTCCTCCGGGATTGCTTGTTTCCTTAACCATCTGAACAAGCGGCGTAGAAGCAGAAAGCCTTGAAGAAACAACATCATGCGCATTTGACATTCCATCGGAACCTGTCATTACGATATATGTATTTCCTGATATTCTGTTTTTCTTTTTCTTTGCTGCCTTTACAAGATCGCTAAAGTCATCGTATGTTGCACTTCCATCAACTCCGGAAGCCTCAACATCGTTAGCTCCTTCAATCTGACGAATCAGACCATCACCAGCAACAATGTCTTCGCCCCATTCATCCTGCATTGAAGGACGATCCAAGAGGTTTCCGTACTGATCCCTCATTGTTGATTCTCCCCATGTTAAACGATAGTCATCTTCCAGAAGGAACTGAGCTCTTGCTTGCTTTTCAGCTTCAAAGCTAAATCCTTTTTGTCCTTCATATTCGTACCATACAACCTTGTTAGCAAATGCATCACCAGAAATAGAGACGCTCTTACGCTGTTTCGTGGTATGCTGAATATACTTATCAGGATAATGAAAGTTTCCATAACCTCTTTTTGAGCGCTCTCCAAAAGTGGTATAACCACCAAATACAGTCTTACGACCTGCCTGAGTACCAACCCATGTGTTCCATGAGAAAGTCTGTCCGGGATAACACTTGAAAGTATAGAGATACCTTCCATTCGTACCAATTGGACGACTCATAACTCTTGCGTGCTTTCCATTATAGAAAACAGCGTTCATTCCGATTGTCAGGTAATTGTCCTTTATATACAGCTTGAAAGTACCACCACCAGTGGATGTTCCAACTGTAGGATCACCTACGGCAGAAGTACCAAGAATTTCAGAGGATTTTTGAATACGCCCCATGATGCGATACGCCCATGAATTACCATCAGTCATCTCATTTTGAGGAATCGTTGGTACACGCGTCTTTACAGTATCGCCACCCTTAGGAGTTAATCCGGGAACGGAATATCTTCCTTCCCTTACATCAGAAGTCAAAAGTGTCATAAGATGCCTTTGCTCAGCATACATGATCACCCTGTCTGTATTACGAGTCGGGTCTATCAAGTGATTCGTTACAAGGTGAAATTCTTGTACATCACCAGGACTCGCTGTCCCTTGTTTAATTTTTATTTTCATTTTTTGAATGTTTTTTTGAAGTTTTTATTTCGTTACTTCTGAAAACATCCAATACTACCCGTTACTCTATCTGATCACGATCCCATCCTTTTGTTGTTCTTTTGGTTTCCGTCCGGCCAGTCTTTTTACCCTGCGCATGATCCTTTGTATTATGCAGTCTTTGGGTATACTTATCTGAAGCCTTATTGAATCCTTCCCGGGATTTCTCAGACATTTTGGTTCCTAAATACTTCTGTATATCAGAACCATACTTTTTCAAAATGTAGGCGTTCAAAGCAGTTTCAGGATCTTTTATATCCGTTACCTTTTCGATTTCGCCTCTTTCGAGATCACGTTTGATACTCGATTTAATTTTATCAGTCAACTTTAAACCTAAAAAATTATCTGTTTTTTCAACAGTACTTTCGAATTTTTGCCTCTGCAGTTGCTGAGACTTTTCTTGTTGCTGTTGATTTTTTTCAGCTATCTGTTTTTGATCTCCAATGATTCCGTTGATCTCTGACTCAATGTTCTTACGTGCATTGTCATTGATCTTATCTGCTAAGTCTTTAAGCTCTCTTGTAGAGTACTTTTCAATACGTTCCTGAATAGCATCTGGCATTTCATCCTGAGGAGTTCCATTTTTGCGAAGTTCTGCTTCAATCAATATGGATACTTTATCCTCTGGAGACATCCCAATAACGCTCTGACTTCTTGAAATATTTTCATTTTCAAAAATCTTCATTACATCACCTTCATTCTTTGCGACATAATTAATCAGATTTTGCGCCTGCTCCGGAAACTCTGAAAGATTAAACTCCTGTTTTGAATCTTCAATTCGTTGCTTAACCTTATTTAGAAAAGCCTTCTTGTCTTTAGTGTCCTCGCCTTCATCGAATGTTATTCCAAGATCCTCAGAAAATTCAGAATAATCAGAAGTTGATTCACCTTCTACATTCTTATCGTCTTCATCATCTTTAATCAAACTGTCAAAGAACTCAGTCTCCTCTTCATCTTTCTCTGATTCGTCTTTTGAATCGCCTTCTTTTTTCTTTTCTTTTTCCTCTTCCTCTTCCTCTTCTCCCTGTTTCTCATCCTCCGTTTCGTCATCTTCGGACTCATCCGATTCTTCAGACCCTTCCGATTCCTCAGACCCTTCTGATTCTTCAGACCCTTCTGATTCCTCTACCTCCTCCGATTCTTCAATCTCTTCAGACTCTTCAACTTCATCTTCCTCATTATCCTTAGTCTTAGTGGCCGCCTTGCCGCCGCCTCCAAACGTGAAGTCATCTTCATTATCGTCGTCATCTCTATATGACATGTACTGCTTCTTAATTTTCATAACTATGCTCTTTTATAAAAAAAAATATCAAATAAAATTACCTCCCTGATCACCCTGTGTAATCATATCGGCTTTTTGCTTTTGTCCATCAATTAGTCCTTTCCCCGCAATTTTCATCTGCTCAACTTCTTTCTTACCTTCAGTTCTTAGTGCTTCCATGTCTCTGTCATGACTTTGCTTGTCTTCACGATCTTCAGTAATTCTCTTTTGTTCATTCTCCATTTGCTCCCTAGCTATCTGAGCATTACGCTTCGACTCTTCGCTTTGAGTTTCATTATATCTCTCACGAGCTGTCTCAAGTGTTCTTATCGCTCTGATAAAGTTATTCTCTGTTAAAAATTTTGCAACATCTGCTGAAGATATAATTCCAGCATTTATCTCTTGCGGGAACATAACTTCAAGTTTATTGAGAATATCTCTTTCTTTCTTACCATCAGTTATGCTTATTCCATAATTGTCTTTATCGAGATCTTTTGTGGCTACAAGATAAGCTAATTGATCGTCACCAAAAATAAATCTTCGAGTATCTTTCCCATAAACTGTTTTATTAAGCTTTGTCTTTTCAGCAAGTTTCATCAATACCTTTTCCAGATAAGCATTCATAAAATAGAATATATCATATGTCATGCTTCTTGAAGCTTCAATATTATTTACATTGGCAGTAGCAGTGCTTGTTGCCTTAGCCATACCCTGACGATTATCATTCATTCCAGTAATCCTGTCCATGACCCTTTCAATGTCCATCGCTTGGTTCATTAATATTGTAAGACTTTGATTCTCCCCAAGATCAATTGAACTTATACCCACCTCGTTTGATTTTGCCTCGATTCCACTTCGATTTCCTTCTGCTGAAGAATCATAGGTAACCACTCCATCTTCAGATATATCAAAAATTATATCCGTAAGCCTCGATCCCTTTGGAAGAAATGCCTTATCATAAAGCATTGAAGAACCTTTAATCTTCTTGATTTCACGATTCATCTGAAAACGAATGTCGTCATAAATATTTTCAAGTTCAATGATTATTTCCTGCAGAGAAACACGTTCTCCATTTACTGTTGAAAACAAACATCCTACATAGTCGTACTCAGCTTTATACTTTCCATTTTCTGTAAGGACCTGAATAGTATTTTCATTTTTTATAGCAGCGGTATATATCTCCTTAGCTATTTTTGATGCTTCCCATACCACTTCCTGATAATAAGTATTGAGTTCGTACTTGCCGTTTTTTACTTCTCTTTTGATTTTGGCTTTGTTCTTCTCATAATACTCTTTTGAGAGAATCATCTTATAAGGAATTTTAGATCCTTTTACTTTTGATATTTTTTGATATACAGCATCAAGTCCCTTCCATTGTATTGTGTAGACTTCAACACTGCCACCACTTGTTCTTTCTGTCGAATTTCCTTCAACCTCACTATCCGGAATGCTTCCTTCAGAGCCAATTTCCATTAATTGTTTGCGTTGGTCTTTGCTAAGATTAAATTCAGGATTTGATATAATCTCATGAGGATACATTTTTCTTACCTCTCCTTTGTAGGGAGTTCTTTCTAAAAACGGATCAAATACCTCTTCATCAAAAAGCATTGCCTTTGCTGGAATGAATCTGAATGTATCGATTCCATTAGCATCCCTTTCAACACGCCCCATCATCTGAGCCGCTATTGTGATGTCAATAAAGTTATTGTATAGTTGCAGACGAAGTTCTTCATTCTTAACCTTATCATTGATGATGTCTTGCATGATCTCCTGATTGGCTCTCTTGAAGTTTTTTATGTTCCATGTATTCGGATTATCTTTTTCCGGAATATTAAATCCGTCATAAAGATTATATCCCATCTCTCTTGCCTTTTCAATTTGAGGCTTTAGAATAGCCATTCCAAGAAGCTTCTTATACTTTTCCATCTGTTCATTGACGGCTTCCGGATTGATTGTGCTGACTGTTGGGGTGATGCTTATTTCTAAGAATTCTCCATGGAGTTGTTTTAGCTTTGATCTGCCTAAGCGATACTTAACGTATTTTGTTTTTGATATTTTCCCGGCCGACATTGTTGTAGCCTGAACTTTTTTCGGATTGATGTTTCCATTGTACGCATCGTATAAAGTGTCAATGCGCTCACGAATTTTTGATTTAGATTTGAATTGCTTTTCAGCGTAATCCAAAGCTTCTCTCATCTTTTCGTTACGGTGCCCATTCTGGCCAAAATCATAATCATCTACTTTTGGGAACCCCATTGATTTTCTGTTTACACAAAATTAATAAAATAATGACCAAAAAACCAAATTAAAAATCAACATCATCGTCTTTTTCTTTTCTATCTACATGATTCATCGATACCCAGTTATCTCTAAACTCCTTATTCTCAGGTATACCCTTTGGTTTTTTCCCGGTTGGAAGTGATGATTCTTTTATTAAAATATTTCCCTCACTGTCCTGAAACCATTCAATTCGATCCTGATCTTCTGAATCATCTTGTCTTCTACGTGGTCTTGTGCGCATATCCTCGACTCTCATCTTTGCCAAAGCAAGCGCATCAGTTGAATCCCAGTCAGTTCCAATGTACTCTTCATCGTAAGCTAGGAAGTCTTTAAGCATTTCTACATATTGACAATATTGAACATAGTCAAGAATCCATGACTGAACAATACCCAGAATGATAGGTTTGCTTGATGAAGTCATCTTCGCCCCATACTGGTGCATCTGTTTAGAGCCTTTTGTATCAAATGATTTTGGTCGTGGAGATAAATACTTGATCCCATTGTTCTTCTTGTAGTAGTCAATAACAAAGTCCTGCTCTGCAGAACACATGGTATTTCTGAGAAGTTTATACCATGTTGATATCATTAGGCATATCTCATAGAACTGCTCTTTTCTTGGCGGTCTTCTGTAATAAAGACAAACCGGATATTCTGCATCATGTATCCCCCTATCCTGTAAGTTCACCCTATTTCCCTGCCTTAAAACGACCATCGCTCCAAGTGAAGATGTAGTTTGAGTTTGGTCCTGATTGTATGAGTCAATACCAGCCACATCCAGATCAATCAAATCTTTAACCGGTTCTTGATATACTTTAATTATCTTCCATTCAGGATCATTCTTTGTTGCTGGTCTTGATACTACATTCCCTGTTCTCTCAATAGACCCATCGTCAGCTTTTCTTGTTACCCATTCAAGAATAACTTCTTTATAAGCATTTGGATCTCCCTGTAAGTTGAAAAGCTGTTCATAAACAAGTTCATCGTCAAAGTTATTTGATCCTCCAGAAGAGAATGCTTCGTCAATTTCAAGAGGAAGATTCTGATTGTGCTCTTTGAGCTTCTTCTTATTTTTCAGCTTGGCATAAGCAATTCTTGTATTTAAGATATGTTCTTTAGCCGCAACGGTATCTTCACATCCGATAATCTGATACGGTTCATACTGCCTTAAGTTTTTTATAGGATCAACTTCTATTCCAGTAATTTCATCTTTGAATGGTTCAGTGCTTACGGGATTTCCAAGGAAAGGATAGTAGAGCCTGTTTCCGGGAACCCACATTCTTTCAAATCCAAGATTCTCTGCTTCATCCCAATATTCCTTAAAGTCTTTAGATGTTGATAGAATGTTACCCCCAGTTCCATATATGAAAAAAGTTCCAAGCATCTGAGAGCCAAACTGCAATGCTGGCTTTATGGATTCAATAACACGACCAAGTAATTTATACCTTCCGGATTCTTCACAGATAACATCATGAAAATATTCTCCTTCAAGTTTTAATGGATCATCATACATTGTCTCAAAAGAGATCATGCCTCCATATCCATCCTCTATATAACTTCCCAGATCATTTTTTATTTCATAACCAAACTGAATTGCCTTATCGTTATTCTTTAGCTGATTTAATGTAAGATCAGAAACGATATTGTTTTCAACATCTTCAAATTTATTTCTAAGACCATTAACATATGTTTCGAGTCCAGCGGTAATAGCTCCTCTGTAATTCTCGACAAAACGAACACCATGAGATAAAATTGATTTACCCTTTTCCGAGAGACCCTTACGTCTTGCTTTTGGAATAATTACCCCCGGCTTTTTTCTCTCTTTAACGAAGTCAACCAGCGTAAAGAACTCCTGATCTATATCAACGTACCATGGGTATTGCCTTCCCTTTATAAGCCCCCTGATAGGCACAAAGTTTAAATAGTAGTAATACCTTCCGGGAATGAAGACTCCTCCTGTATGGTATCCATTTTTGCATCTATCGACTTGTTCCAGCCAGAACTCCTCGTAATTCTTTGTATATATTGATTTTGGATTATTGATAGAATCGGCAAACAGCGGAATTTTCCCTG